ATAATTATTAAAGACGGATTGTGACATTGGCCAATCCCATTGTGGATCTAAAAGCTGATTTGAAAACATGACAATCCAATAACGATAAATGTCGTTATAATATTTGTAAGCAATAATTTCTGGAGTATCGCCCTCTTGTATGTCATATTGGTAATATGACATAGGATTATTTAAAACACTTGGTATTATATTAACTCTTGTTAAGAGATTTTTGTATGTGATTGTTCTACCATTTTTATCGGTATAATAAATCCTAGGTAAAGCTTTGAAATATTGCATTTAATAACCTTCAGAATCTATTTTATCACGGTCAATCAATTCTATTTCTTTAAAGTTTATTGTCATAACTGTTTGTATAGGAGAACCATCGGTATGTGCCGACCAGCCATTAGGCGCATAATTTACATCAATATTCTCTATAACACACTCGCCAACTCTAGGAATATTTGGATTTCTTTCATTGTTAAATTGAAAATATAAATTAAAAGTTGAAGGAGGTACCCAAAACATGCCACCAACTTCTTGTATAAGTCTTGGTGCAGCGTGTTGTTTAAATGTTTTGATTATATCTCTAACTGTATTAGCTTCTTGTTTTGAAGAAGGTGTAAAAACAAAAGTCATTTGAAACGTTCTAAAATCAATACCATCAAATAATATTTGTTGTTGAGGATTTATTGCCAATCCTTGTGTTGATAATAATAATTTTGCTGTTGATGATCTTGCTGCTGCAAGCGCAGCTGTGCCAACTTTTCCAACAGCTCCACCAACAAGTGGCAAACCACTTGCTAAGTTAACTATTTCATCCGCAATATCGAACATATTTAAGCTTCCGTAAGAAGCATTGTTTGTAAAATTCAATGTTTCTGGTAAATATAAAGCAATAGCCGCAACTTGTGTTTGTTTTTTTGGTGTTAAACTAAAATTAATTCTATCTTTTATTTCACTTGCAGCTTTACTTACAGTATTTGTAATAGGAGTTACAGTATTTTTTACTGCGGTTATTGCAGACTTTGTTTTGTCAATTATACCACCAGAAGAATCAACTTCATTGTATGCTTGAGCAGCAGTTCCAGCTAATTGAGACACTGGGTTTCCGCTTTCCAATGGTTCAAAAGAAATAGGTTGTATTTCATTTATATTAAATTGCACCCAATGACCTTTTGTTTTTGATCCCAAATCTTGTGGATAAGTATAGGTCGCTATCGAAGATTTATTACCAAATAGTTTACCCAAAGGACCTTTAAGAGCGGCTCCAGGTATTTGAATTCCAGCGACTGATGATGGTATTGATATGATGGCCATATTTTTTTATAGAAAGGTGTAGGAAGTATTTATGGCATATTCAGGAACATTTAAACCAATTAATCCACAAAAATATGTTGGTGACCATAAAAACATTATTTATCGTTCTTCTTGGGAATGTCGTGTTATGGACTGGTTTGACCGAAATCCAAACATTATTTCGTGGGCTTCAGAAGAACTGATTGTACCTTATATATCTCCAATTGATGGTAAAAAACATAGATATTTTCCTGATTTTCTTGTTAAAGTACTTACAAAAGATGGAAAAACAAAAACTTTGATGGTTGAAGTCAAACCTAAGAAACAAACAAAAGAACCCGAAAAAAAACAAAGAATCACTAAACAATACATTAATGAGGTTGCCACTTGGGGTGTCAATCAAGCAAAATGGAAAGCTGCAACAGAATATTGTTTAGATAGAAATTGGGAATTTAAAATCATAACAGAAGATGATTTAGGACTGTAACTAAATACAATATGAATTCAAAATTAACTGATTTAACTATAGCAAAAACTCTACTTGGTTATCCAACTATGGGTAATGACGCCTTAAAGTGGTTAAGGCAAAAAGTATCACAACTGAAAAATGTAAGGTCGATACCAGGTTCTATCAGTAGAGAGACTATAAGACATACCAACGAATTTTATCGTGGTGGTCTATATTTTTTCTTTTATGATCCAAAAACAAAAGATGAATTACCATATTATGACACTTTTCCTTTGGTTTTAGTTTTAGAGAAATATCCAGATGGATTTTTAGGCTTAAACCTACACTACTTGCCTACCAAATACAGAGTGGCATTCCTACAAAAACTAATAGCCTATGGAGGCCTCCGTGATTCACAAAATGAGGTTAGTCGTGTTCGTATCACCTATGATATCCTGAAGACCACAAGTCAATTTAAAGAGTTTGGACCATGTCTAAAGAGATATTTGTTGACACAGGTAAGATCAAGAATACTTGCCATTGAACCAGAAGAATGGGATGTAGCAATAAGTTTACCAGTACAACAGTTCAAAAAGGCTTCAGCAAAAGATGTTTGGAAAGAATCCATAGAAGAAATAAAGGCAGAAACACAAAATGGCACGATCAATTAACGATTTTAAATCAAGTTTTAAAGGTGATATTGCAAGACCAAGTAGATTTGATGTTTCTATTCCGGTTCCTGTTACATTATTGCCTTACTTAAAAACTTCTAGAAGTTTAGAGTATCGTTGCGAAAATGCAAATTTACCAGGCAGAACATTAGGAACAGTCAATTCAAATACATATGGACCTGCTGAAAAGTTTCCATATATGAATTCATATAATGATATTGATTTGACATTTATTGTTGATGATTCTATGAACCAAAAAGTATTTTTTGACGGATGGTTGAACTTCATCAATCCTTTATACAATAATAATTATAGATATAAGAGTGACTATTGTACAGATTTGCAAATAACACAATATGATGTGTCAAATAAGCCAAGTTATTCTGTTACATTATATGAAGCTTTTCCTGTTTCTATAAATCAAATGGACTTAGATTGGTCTAATGAAGGATACCACAAAGTAACCGTGACTTTTGCTTATACATACTGGAAAAACAATTCATTGGAAGCTTTTGCGATGGAGCTTTTGGACGCTGCAATTGGAGATATTACAGATCGAGTTGGCGGACTTGGTGGTACAACAAGTGGTGCAGTTGGTGCTGTTACTGGTGCTGCCACTGGTGCTGTCAGTCAAGGAGTTTCGTCAGCTGCAAACTATGCTTCAAGCATATTTAAAAAATAATCATAAGGAGTGATAATTATGTTACCTAAACTAGATGTACCAACATATGAGATTGAATTACCAATTTCTAAAAAGAAAATTAAATATAGACCATTTCTCGTCAAAGAACAAAAGAATTTGTTAATGGCGGTAGAATCTGATGATGCAAGCACTATACAACAAAATGTATATGATGTATTGAATAATTGTACACTTTCAGAAAATATTGACATTAATAAGTTACCAATTATTGATGTTGAATATTACTTTATTAACCTCAGAGCCAAATCTGTTGGTGAAATTATTGAATCAAAATACAAATGTAACAATGAAGTTAATGATGTTGTTTGTGGCAATAGTCTACAATCAAAAATTAATCTTTTAAATATTAAACCACATTTTGAAGAAGAAGTTGATCCTGTCATAAATCTTAACGAAAAAATTTCAATTAAATTAAAATATCCAGAGTTTTCAATTATAAAAAATTCTGTTGATATTGAAGACGTTACAGAAATAACTTTCAATATGATTGCTGATAGTGTTGAGTATGTGTATGACGGAGAACAATTTTATTATGCACATGAATCTCAACCTGGCGAAATGTTAGCTTTTGTTGAATCTTTAAACCAACAACAATTTGAAAAAATAGAACACTTTTTTAATAACTTACCAAGGTTAAAAGAAACTGTAGAGATGACTTGTGGTAAATGTGGTTTTCATCACAAAATTGATGTAGAGGGACTAGAAAATTTTTTCGGATAACGCTGTGTCATGATAGTCTCATGAATTATTATCGAACAAATTTTTCCTTGATACAGCACCACAAATATAGTTTGACTGAACTTGAAGGTATGATTCCTTGGGAACGTGATATTTACATTACCATGTTAATTCAGTATATCGAAGAAGAAAACAATAAAATTAAGGAACGCCAAAGAAAATAAATGGCTAGAGCAGAACCTTCAGATAAAATGAAAAACAATACGGCTTCAATGGTAGACATGAAGCCTATTCGTCCTTCCGTTAACGATAAGAATTTACGTTCCTCTGCTGATTTGCTTGGTGACATTTATAAATTGATGGTTAAAGCTCGAAAGAGTCAAGTTACAGATATGGAACTTGAAAGAAACCACAAAAAAGAAGAAGAATATAAAGACCAAAAAAGACACAAAGAAATATTAAAAGCTTTGACAGTCAGAAGAAAACCAAAAGCAAAAAAGAAAAAAGAAGTAAAAGAAGTAAAAAAAGATGAAAATAAATCAACTTCAAATTCTTCTGTGGTTGGTGATTTAGTCACATCTAAAGCAGTTACCGAAGCTGAAAAAACAGTTGCCAAAGCAGCAGTCAAAGAAACTGCTAAGACAGCTGAAAAAGCAGCAGTCAAAGAAACTGCTAAGACAGCTGAAAAAGCAGCAGTCAAAGAAACTGTTAAACAAGCTGAAGGTACAGCTGTTAAAGAAACTGCTAAGACAGCTGAAAAAGCAGCAGTCAAAGAAACTGTTAAACAAGCTGAAGGTACAGCTGTTAAAGAAACTGTTAAACAAGCTGAAGGTACAGCTGTTAAAGAAACTGTTAAACAAGCTGAAGGTACAGCTGTTAAAGAAATTGCTAAACCAACAAACATACCAAAAAAAATGGAAGTGTTTCCATCTGCAACAAAAATTGGAAAAGTAACACCAAATGTAGCAAAAATTGGATCTTTGTCTTTATCAACAGCAGCAATTGCAACTATCGCTGGAGAAACTGGTGCTGGAAAAGAAAAACCAGAAGTTACTGAAAAACAAATTTTAAATAAAGCTGGCCAAATTAATCCAAAAGATCCCGAAAAAGGATTTCATTCATATGGTGTATTTGGTATAAATTCAGGAACTCCAAAAAAAGGAAAACGTAATATTGTCAATGAAGGTACTTCACTTGATAATTTTATTAAAGATAATCCACAATTTGGTATGAGTTCTTCTATGACACTAGATCAAATTGATGAATTGTGGGAAAAAAATGCAAGCAAAGATCCAAAAGGATTTCTTGAGGCTCAAAATAAATGGTATGAAAAATATGTTTTGAGTGAAGTCGCAAAAGACATGCAAAAATTTAAAGGAGATCAAACAGTAATAAATGATCCTAGAGTTTTTGATTTTCTTGCGGATAGACGCAATCAACAAGGTTCACATGGATTAACACAATCATTTGAATATGCAAAAGATTCGAAATCACCAGAAGAATTAATTACAAAAATGGCTTCTTTTGATATTGCAAATTTAGAAAATGTTTTTTCAACGGCAATAAAAAAAGCAGATAAACCTGAAAATTTTAAAAGAGGTCTAGCAGATAGGTCTAGATTTAGAGCGGAACGAGCATTAGGTAAAAAATTAAATTTAGAAATACCTAAATTAGAAATGAATAATCAAGATGATAAATCAAAATTAGATTCAATTTCAAAAGAAAATAAAGACCTTAAAGACCAATCCAATAAAAACAAACCATCAGATTCAGGCAATGTAGTGAATCAAACAACGGTTGTAAATCAAACAACAGAACAAAGACCACAAAGACCGGATGTTGATGATAGACCAGCACATCAAAGGATAAAATAATGGCTAAAATGTCCAGAGAAGAAGCAAGATATATTCGCAATAAAAATTATAATTTATCCAGTTTAATTGAACAAAACCTATTGCAACAAGAGGCCGGCCCGCTTGTCGCTGTTGGCCGAGCACTAAAAGAAAAATTTAATGTTTCCAAAAGATTAAGTGCAAAGGCTCAAGGCATCAAAGAAAAATTTAATCCATTGAATATTGTTAAATTTATGACAGGATTCATGGGACAAAAAGCAAGTAATATTGCGACTGCTGGTTTTGGCAGAATGTTTGGATTTTCAACTAAAGACATTCAATATTTTACTAAAAGCAGAAGTAGAATGATGGGTAGACAACAATATGAAAGACTTGGAAGATTACCAAGTGAAGGTGATAGCGAAACATTAAAACCTATTCTTAATAAAATGTATAAATTCATAAAGAAAAATTATGAAGAAGATACTAGAAGAAAAGAATTAGAAAAAAACCATCTTGAAGAAAAATCAGATAAGGATGAAAGAAGGCACAAAGAGTTATTAAAAGCTCTTGGAAAATTTACTGGAAAAGACACAGGCGCAAGCACAAGCACACAAACAGTCATAAAAGAAAAGGGGTCAACAGCTGAAGAACTCTTTAACTCAATGAAAATGCTTATTAAAGGCTTGGTGGTAACATTAATAGGAGCCGCTTTAAAAAGATTTACTGGAATAATAAAAGGTGTGATTAAGCTTGTAAAGTCCTTAAGCTGGTTATCTCCATTAAAATGGTTGAAAAACCTAAAATGGTTAAAAAATATATTTAATATGACTAGATTTATTAGATTTATGGGATTTATTCTCAGAGCTTCTCCATGGATAGCAGCTGCACTTGGTGTTGCTTGGTTGGGTATGAAAATATGGGATTTTTTACAAGAACGTAAAGAAACAGTTCCTGAGAGAGCTGCCGAAATGTTAAAAAATCCAAATTTAAAATTGGATGAAGAACAAAGAAAAGAATATGAAAATAGTGTTAGAGAAGGAGGTAGAAGTGCAAAAGAATTGTTAGAATCAGGAGATGAGGAATCTATAAAAAATGCTGGAGGATACGATAAGTTAGTCAATCGAGTGAGATTATCTGAAGACCTTGAAGATGGCCTTCTTAAATCACAATCTGTAGAAAATTATGCAAAAGTAAAACCTAGACCAAAAGGAAAATTGCAAGCAGATTCTTGGGATTCAAAATATGGTCAACAGTATGATCCAATAACAGGCGAGTTAAAGCCAGAATTAAGGAAGAAAATTGGATTAGATGCTAAACCAAGAGATGAAAGTAAAAGATATATCCCTCCACCACGTCCAGTTGAGGAATCAGAAGATGATGATACAGCAACTTCAATTAAGAATATAGAAAAGATGCTAGAAGACGATGATAACTGGAAAAGTGCTGTACCTGATAATGAGCCACCAAAGCCACCACCAACAGAACCTACACAACCACCTCTTGAAATTCCACCTGAACTTTTAGAGAGTATAAGGAAAGATGAAGATAGGTTAAATAATCTAATTAATGAAAACAATAATTTGAAATTGCCTGAAAAAGAAGAAGATAATCAATCAGTGATTAATCAACAATCTTCAGTAATTAATAATTCAAAACCACAAAGAGATAGTATACCATCAGTGAGACCCACTGAAGATACGATTTCACGATTAATAGCTGATTCTACAAAAGTTGTTTAACCAATAAAAAACCCCGCACTAGGCGGGGTCCAAACTAAGTTCTGAGAAAGGAGCTTTAGTTTATTCGTCAGCTAACTTGGCAAAATATGCCATGTCATCGTCATCTTCTGTAACATCAACCTCGTCAACTACTGGCTTTTTAGGAGCAGACTTAATTTGCTCAACAGTAGTACGAACAGCAGGTGCATCACCATTAATTCCCAATACTTTTTCTAGGCGGTGCAATAAATCACCATATGCCTTGAATTCTGTATCAACAACTAATGCCGAAAGAGAATGTTCGGATTTCCAAATCTTTTCAAGTTCTTCATCATCATCTAACAATGCTGAAGCTGACATGAATTCTGATTTGTCGTAGTTTTGATAACCAGCAACCTTAGTGATTTTCAATTTAAAGTTAGCACCTTTCCACAAATCAAATGGATTGATAGGTGTTTCATCTTCAAATTGAGGATTCATTGCTTCTGTGATTTTCTCAAAAATCTTGGCACCAAATTTAAACAATTTGACTTTGCCTTCATTTTCTGGATGTTTCGGATCAGAAACAATATAGACATTACAAATATAACTAAGTTTGCGCTTTTGTTTACGCACAATCTCTTTGTTAGCTTCAATGCCAGAGTTCCACAACTTACTGTTGTGTTCACAAACTGGACAGTTTTGATTTTTTGTCGTCAAACATTTATCAATAAGCCAACCACCAGGTCCTTGAAAACCATGTTCAAAGAGTTTAACCCAAGGCAAACCATCTTCACCATCAATTGGTGCTGCTGGTAAGAATCGGATTGTTGCCATACCATTGCCTGCTTTGTCTACCTCAGGCTTCCAATAATTTTCTTTATCAGATTTACCTTCGTTAGAGCTGAGTGCTTCTACGGCGGATTTGAGTTTGGCCATATTGCCTGAACTCTTTTTCAAGTTTGAGAAGTCTACCATAATTTACCTTTCTAGTATAAACGGAATATAAACGGATTGTCCACATGATGCATTATATAATAATATTTAGGCGTTGTCAATATAATAATTCAACATTGCCAAGGTGGTTTCCACATCTTTATGATGTATTGGAATTCCACCTGCCTTCTTCCAATCACTGATAACAACATCTGTATCATCAATAATTATTGAAGTTGGTGTAGCAAACTTATATTTTAATTCTTTACCTGGAACAAAGTTTTGCTTGAATAGAATACCATGATCTTTTAACCATTTGGATTTTTGTGTGCTTAATTCATCATGTCTTTTTCTATTTGCTGTTGATGAAAGAATTTCAGTTGGAATACCTTTTTCTAAAAAGATATTTTCAAGAGTGTTAATAAGTGTATGAGCATTAGGCATTAAATCCAAAGTTGCAAATTGTTGTGTTTGTATAAAATCATCAAAATAACCATTGAACTTTTTTTGTGATTCTGCTTCACTTGGATGAATACCGTATCTTTCTTTATATCGCTTTTCAAAGTCAGCAATTACACCGTCCATATCAAGATAAATTTTTTCTATTTTTGTGGACATAATTCTTTCATACTTTCTTTAAGGATGGTTTTAAACTTTTCTTTATCGTATTGAATAAAAGGTTTATATCTCAAACATTTTCTTTGATATGCGGGCCATATAATATCATCAGATATCTTTTTGTTCCACATAGGAAAGAAATTCATAATGTCATCAAGTATCACCAGTGTTTCAATACAAATCTTGTGTTGATTTGCACCTAATAACAAAGCAGGATAACCAGCAGATGGTACTTCAATCAGTTCATCAGGATTATTTGCCTGCTCTAAGATACTGATTATATCTTGTTCAAACTGATATGTCAAGCGCTGGTTTCTTTTTTGCCATTCTTTGTAGGTTTCTTCACCTTCGGCATTAGAAATATCACCAACCCAATTTACATTATTGCTTAGAAAGTTGGAAACATAAAAATATTTTAATTCTTCCAGTTTGTATTTCCTGGAAAGTCGATAAAATGTATACTTGTCTTTTCGGTTGGCAAAAGTATCTTTTGAGACACTGGTTTTACCGCCATACTTAAAATAATCATAACTATCAGAGGTAAAATGTAATTTGATTGCATTGAATAAAGCAAAGGCTGAGAAGCCCGACCCTTCCTCAAAAGTAAAACTCATAGTGGCAATTTAGACGATTTTTTCATTAAATTTAAATCTTCAGCTTCTTCTCTAATTTTAGCCTTCAATGCTGGAGATATAAGAGATGCTGCTAAATCTACTTCTAGTCCTATAGTTTCACAATGATATACAATTGCATCCATTCTTGTTAGTCCCGTATCTTGAGACAATATTTCTATCATTTCACTAAATTCTGCAATTTCTGATTTTGTTGGCATGATTGTAAAAATTCAATTAGTTGTGGAATTTCTTCCGATTCCATAATTATACATGATGATGATGTTGGAGGCAAGCCTTTGATTTTAGGAATTCTTTCTTCTTCCCTAACCAATATAATATTATTGCCTATTTTGTTGATTTTATATTTTACCATTTGAATTGGGGGTTTTTATAGAACCCCCATAACTATATTAGAATGAGTACTTCAAACCACCAGTAATCACGTTACCGTTAAATGAATCAACTTTCTTTTGACCGTATTGATGATCAAATACAAGAACAGCTGACAAGTTTTTCATCACTGGAACTGAAACACCAGCACCAACAGTCATGGCGAAACCATTATCGCCTGTTCGGTTGTCCAAGTAGGATACACCAGTACGAACATCAACAGATGCAAAGCTTGTTTTAAAAATATCATATGATGCGGTAACACCATACTTATTTTGGTCATTATCTCCTTTTGTAAAGCGAGTAAAACCTGCTTCTAGTCCTACTGGACCAAACTTATCACCAGCTACAATATTGAAACCTGTACGGTCAGTAGCTTTATCTTGTACTGCATTTACACCAACTTCAACAGCAGATGCGGAAAGTGCCAAAGCGGCCAATGTCGAAAAAATAACTTTTTTCATAATAACTCCTTATAATTAATGAAATGGTAATTTGATTCTGTTACGAGGACAAACTACCAAAAACCCTAGCAACCTTTAATTAGGCAGCAATGCGGTAACTTTCGTCATTTGCATTTATTTTGATTTAGTTTTAACATCTTCTCTGATGGGTTGTCCACTTCTGTACTATTTGCCCTGTCGAAACTATGCACCCCCATCAAAAGAACTCTTTAGTATAGTCTATAGCACTCGCCTGTCTCTATACAGAATGAAGAATTCTTTTGGTGGAGGTGGGGGGATTTGCACCCCCGTCCAGAACACATTTCAAGTTGCTTCATACAACCATAACTTCACATTATACATTAAATTATTTAGTCTGTCAAGTATT